TCATGGCTGGTTGCACTCCTCGATGAGGGCTTCGATCTTTTCGATCAGGAAGGTGGCTTCGGTGGACCGGCGGCGGCGTTCGTGCGTGCTGACCGGCATGGGGCCTGCGTCCCGGATCCACTTCAGCGGCTCAAGGAGCCAACTAGGGTCGACAGGTAGCAGCTTGCGCGGATCGATCTTCTTGTCCGGCGGGAAGCAATCCGGGCCAGCCCAGTCCTGGCTCATGCCGCAGCGTGTGCACTCGTTGCGCTGGAAGTCGTGGACCTTCTCGGGCTGGATTACGCGCGGTGTCTCGAACAGTGCACGGACAACGAGCCCACGTTGATGGGCGGCATAGACGTGCCCTGCGTCGGCCTGCATCCAGCAGCCAGGCCGGTGATCGTCCTTGTTGCGGTACTCCCAGCGCACTGGCTGAGCGGTGTAGAGCGCTTTCAGCAGGGTGTCAGCCCAAGCGCGCACCTGGTCGGCTGCAACCGGGTCACCGGCAGGGTCGATGCGTCGCATGGCAGAGACAACCGCGGCGACAGACGACGATGCCTTGGTGGCCTCGACAGCGGTGGCCGGGGAAATGGGCAGTGGTTCGGTCATGCGAACAGGTCCAGTTGGGCCGGCGCGGCCGGCGGTGGTGCGGGTTCATCACGCAGCAGGTCGGCCATGCGAAACGTCACCGCCCATGCGTCCGTGTGTCGGATCAGGTACTGGTTTTCCTGGCACACAGAGATCTTCCCGGCGGAGATCAGGTAGCCGGCGTGCGCCGGTCCCGTGAACCCCTCGTACTCGATGCGCAGGATTTGCTCCCGTCGCCAGCCGGCGCGGAGCTTGCGATCGAGGATCGAGCGGGCAAAGGCTCGGAGCTGATCAGGGCTCATCGCGGTTTTCCTTGGGTGGAATCGGCCCGGTGTGGCGGTAGTCACGGAGCGGGTCGGTAATGAATCGGCCGCGCTCCTGGCGTTGCACGGTATAGTCAGGGAATGCGTCGGCTGGCAGGTGTGCGTGGGCTTCGCCCATCAAGGCGACGAAGCGCTCCTGCCATTCCAGCGGCATGGACTGAAGCGTTCTGCGAGGAACGACCAGGTATGCGGCGCGGGTCAGGCCGAAGGCATTCCACACGGGGCCATCGGAGTAGGCGGACTGGATCGGCTCGGCTTGGTCCATTGCAGCGGTGGGCAGCTGCTCAGCCGCCACACTCGATGCTGACGACTTGCCGCATTCAGCTGTACAGTGCACTACGTCCTCTACCGCGCCCGGCCCATGACTACTCGTGGCTTTCATCGAACCCTGCGCGGTTTCCACGATGGCTACCATTTCGTGCTGACCATCACGAGCAGCGTGGATCACGTTTTCTCGTACACAGCCGAAGTTGACGGCATCGCTGTCGAGTTGCGATCCGAGGGCGTGATCAGGAGCAAGGGCGACGCTATGCAGCTCGGCATGGCTGCGGTTGAGCGCCACGTGGCGAGCCTCGCGTCCAGGCGCTGAAGGCGAGCTGGTACAAGCCGTGGTGAGCAGCTGGTCAGCCATGGCCTGCCAGCTCCATCGCTTCGACCATCGCCTCATCGAAGTCATCGGCAGGAAGTCCGGCTGACACCCCCGCGCCGCCCTGGACGGCGTCGATGATCTGGTCGCAGTCAACGTCAGCCGGCTCGCAGCCGTACTTCTCGACGCAGAATTCGCACAGCGCCTTGTTCGCGAGGTAGAACGCGCTGGCTGCCTTGGCTGTGCGATCTATCAGCCGCTGCAGCTTCTTGCGCTCGGTTGCGCTGTCGATGCTCATTTGCCCACCGCCTGGCTGTCGATGAATGCCAACGCTTCGACCAGTGCCAACATTGCGTCGGTGCTGTTCAACTCGTTTGCGTGCCAGCGGCGGAACACGTCACGCACTGGCCCCAGGTCCACGGCCTGCGCGGGGGCGGCGTAGGCGTTTTCTATCCAACGTGTGGTCGGATTCTCGGCAGCGTAGATGACATTGAACTCGGATCCATCACCATCCATCCACGGGGAGACTGCAATTTCCTTTCCGGTCACGCCGTCCAAGTAGTGGACGCGATGCGCGATGACAACCGGCTCCCCCACCGGCTGGCTGACCATTTTGCGGTCTTGCGCAAGATGGTCCCCCACCGGCTGGCGGGCGGCATCGCGCTTTCCACGTGAATAAGCCTCATGCACGTCAGACAGCGTGTAGCCCAGCTGCGTTTCCACTGGCTGGCGGGCGGCGAGATGCTTGACCACCGACTCCATGGCTATCCGCATGTACGCGTCCGGGCACGATTGGCGGTCAAGGTCAGTGCGCACAAGTTCGGCAATGTCCCACGCATCCCCCTGACCACCCGGGGAGGGCTGGGCAGGAATGATCGCGTCGTGAAGCTCCATGGCCTGCTGGCTGTAGCCGATGCCGTGAGTCCCCGCGTTGTACGCGTCACCAATCAGGTCGCGTGCGCGGTCATACGGCACAGTCGCCAGCCTCACCCTCCCACCGGGCTGCACGTCCGCCAGGGTGGGCTGAACTGCACTCTGCAGGGCGCGGGCTACAACATCGCGGCCAGCATCAGTCAGGTCGAACTCGTTGTTCTCTGCTCCTTCAGCCAGCCAGCCGCGTTCCTGGAGCGCAAGCATCTGCTGCAGCCGCAGAGTAGTGGACCCGGTCCAGCCGAACTGCGTATCGCAGACGATCAGGTTGCGCACATCTTCCATTGTCTTCTTGTCGTTGCTCATGCCTGCATGTCCTTGCTGTTGGTGGAGCGCGCGCCGCGCGCCCTGGCTTCAAGTTGTTCGGCCACGCCGAGGTAGTAGGCGTGCCGTTCCAGACGGATCGATTCGGGGAACTGGAAGTGCTTCAGCGACTCTTCCGCCTGCACTCGCCAGGCGGCTGCCTCGCGCGCTGGGTCGTCATCGAAAATGTCCATCTGGACCGGCTTGGCCATGGGTCAGTGCTTGTCGACGGCGCGGTGGCGGCTGTAGCCGACGCCTTCGATGGGGATGCCGCACCAGGTCATGCCGTCCAGTGCGACGGGCTCGGGCTTGGCGTCTCGCCAACGCTCCTTCGACCCGGCTTTGCGGCGCTCCTGCCACTCGGCCTTTGCTTGGTCGCGATGGGGCTTCTGCATGCGAGCCCGGACCCGGCGCTGGCAGTGCATGAGGTCCTGGGCCTGCAGGACGATGCGTGCGGGCTTGTGCCCCTTGGCCACGGTGTAGCCCTCGACGTAGCTGGCGACCTGTTCGCGGATCAGTTCAATCCTCGGGCGCTCGCCGTTGTCCAACTTGGGGAACTCGGGTTCGGTGTGGAAATCGACAACGACAGAAGTGGTCATGGCAGATCTCGATGTGGAATGGGTTGCCGGCTGTTGGAACCCGGCCGGCGCGGGTTCCCTGCGCTACAGGGGGAGAGCGCAGGGCAGGGGATTAGTGGGTGTCGTCGGGGCAGACTCGAGCGGCTGGCGGCCCAGGGTTCCGCACGGGCGGCTTCCAGCCTTCCCGCCGTTGTTCGCGACGGCGACTCATTGCCGCGGCGAACGGTGGCCATGCCGCGCGGATCTCGATGTAGGCGATGACGGCCCACAGGATTGCTGCGACCAGGAAGGCGGCGCCGAATCGCGAGCTGACGCCGTTGGCGAATGCTTCGCCGAGGGCGACCCCGAGGAACACGACGCAGAAGAAGGGCAGGGCCAGGTGGCGCATTACTCGGCCCCGCACAGGAAGCCCGCGCTGGCTTCTTCCAGCCAGGTCCGCATGGTCGTCATCTCGCCGGTCGGCTGTTCGTCTTCGCCGAATTCGGGGATCGACCGATCCAACTCTGCAGCGGACACCTCGCGGGGATAGCCGTCATCGCAGGGATCGCCAACGTCTTCCTCATACAGACGGGCGGCCTCTTCGGGCGTCGCAGCGGCGTAGATGGTCGGCATGTCGTCCACGTAGAAGGCTTTCAGCTGGGTCATGGGGATTGCTCCTGGCGGGGTAATAGGCGGGATGCCGACGGCCATGGCGGCGAAGAAGTCGTGGTCGGTCATGCGCGCGCTGCCTTGGCCTGCTCGTACTCGCTGCCCAGGATCTCGGTCATGCGCGGCATTGCCTTGCTGGTGGAGGCGTAGACGAAACCCTCGTGCCGGAAATAGGTCAGTCCCTCGAAGAAGAAGTCACAGCTGCTGCTGAACCCGAGCGCGCGAATCACGGCATTGGTGTCAATCTTTCGAGCCGGCATATGCTCCTTCCACTCGGCCTGCAGGGCTTTGAGCGCGGCCTTTTCTTCGGCGGTGGCACCTTTGAGCGGCGAGCTGCGTGGCCACTGCAAGCCATTGCGGTCGGGCGCACGCCACAGGTTGCGAGGTTTGGCCGGGCTGAACTTGATGCCGGCCAGGCGCGCCGGATCCGCGTACACCAGTCCCTTGCCACCGAAGCGGTGGGCGAATGCATCGACCTCCGCCTGCAGCAGCGCTTTATCGACCCGCTCCTGCTCGTATGCGGCCAGCACGGCTGGATCGCTGGTCTTGTAGAAGCTCATGCGGCACCGCCTTTGACGCGGGCGAGGGCGGCATCGAGTTCCGCGGTGCGGGCGTGGATGATCGCCTCCGGTCCACGCATGTGCTGTATCGATGCGCGCGCATTCTGCGCTGCATTGATCAGCTCGCCGAGGCCGGAGATCGCGGCGTCGATGCGATCCCATGCGTCAGCGTCGACCTCATCGTCATCTTCGTCAGGGCGACTGGGGCCAATCTGAGACTGCAGGGCGCGCAGCAACGCCACAACATCAACGGGCGCGCTCATGCGGCACCGCCTTGGCGTTTCAGCGCCTTAAAGCGGATGACGCCGAGATCGTGCAGCACGGTCGTGTAGATGGACTGCTCGGCCGAATCACCCTTGGCGACCGCGTGGCAGTGGTCGAACCAGGCCGCGATGATGCGAGCCTCAAGGTCTTCCATCGACGGTCGGAAGCTGCGGCGATACGGAGTTCGAGTCTTGCTGGAGAGGGAGAAGGCGGCGCTCATGCAACACCGCCTTGTGCGCGCATCAGGCGCATGGCGGTGCGGAGCTGGTCGACCATTTCGCTGACGGCGCGCGCTGCGCTGTATCGGCCAGAGAGGAAGTCCTGGCGGGCCAGGTTGGCGGCGAAGTCTGCGTTGTGCTGGTGGTAGCCGAGGCGTCGGGCTGCGAGGCGCACGGCGTCGGCCACTGCCTTGGCGCGGACGCGCCGGGTCGGGAACTGGAGGATGACGGCACTCACGCAGCCACCGCCTGCTGGAGCGCCAGCGGCTTGGAGCGGGCGATGGTGGCGACTTCGGCCGCGCCTTCGTCGACGGCGTCGGCGCAGACGGCCAGGTGTTCGGCCAGTTCGCGCGCCTCTGCTGAGGTCAGGCTGAGCAGGGTGGTGCCGCCGACCTGGACGACGACGGTTCCGGCGCGGGGCCGGGATTCGACGCGGGCGGGGCCGCGGCTGGTGGTGGTGATCGCGGCCATGGCTCAGGCCTTCCTGCTGCTGAGGCAGCTGCTGAAGGCCTCGCCGAACGCCGCCGCGAAGGCGGCGGCGATGGGGCGTAGGGTGGCCCAGAGGGGCCGGTTTGCGGTGCGCATGCTGGTCTCCGGCGCCCTGCCTCTGCTGAGAGGCTTCGTGGGCGGCTGGCGACAGATTACCAAACGGTAATTGAATAGCAATACCGAAAGGTAATGTTTTTATGAACCCGTTAAGTAATCGCCAAGATCGGCCGTTCGGCTATGCTGTAGGACTAGAAAAGGGGGATCTATGCGCAACTACTTGTATGCAGCAATTTTCGCCGCGGTTTTTGCGCTTGCTGGGTGCTCAACGGTCCCGGTGCCAGAGGGGACTGCAAAGATGGTTCCGGCAGAGCGCGTGTACCAAACGAGTTATCTGACGGCCTCCGCTGATCGTTCGGCGCAGATCTACCTGACCAGGGACAAAGGGTTCAGCGGGTCGGGTTGTTCTCACGACATTTCGCTCAACAACGAGAAGATCCTGTCCATTCGCCAATCCGAAGCGGCGACGCTGCACGTAGCGCCCGGCTCGTATTTCTTGAAGCTCGAGACGGGCGGCGGCCTCTGCCCGAACATTTCCACCTCGCAGAATCTGACGGTGGCGGCGGGAGAGCGGCAGGTCTACAGGATCCTGCTCCCCTCGGATGGCAGCCTCCGTCTCACCCGGGAGAAGTAGGCGCCACCGCGGTGGCTTATGCGACGCGCTCGAGATGCTGGATTAGATGCACGCGGCCACCGATGATTGAATCATCGGTGAGCCGGAATGGGGGATAGAGCACCGGGTCATAGCTGCGCGCCCAGATGCCGTCCGGCTGCGACTGAAGGGCCTTGATCTGCTGACCCTGTCCGGTATTGATCAAATACAGGCCGTCACCGACGAACTCGGTACACCCGGTATCCACCAGCACCATCTCACCTGGCTTGATCTTTGGCGACATCGAGTCGCCGACGCCGGTAACCAGCTTCAGCCGTCCAGGGGGCGGCAGGAAGCCGACAACGGAGCGGATGTAGGTCGGCGCGAAGTCCATCGCACGGATGACCTCGGGGAAGTCCTCGTTGATCCTGCCCACCGTCCCCATCTGCGCCTCCGCATCGATCTGTTCGACGCGAACGTAATCGCTCTGTATCGCAGGCGATGAGACCGCCTGCACCGGCACCTCAGAGGCGCTTAGGTAGCCGCTTGGCATTCCAGCCGCCAGCTCAATGGCAGCGGCCTTCTTCTCTCCGAACGACTTGTCCTTCAGTAGAAGCGACAGCTCTCCCTGATTGATCCCCGTCGCAGCAACGAACGCGGCCTGACTCCCGTCATGGCGGGCATCGATCCATTCGCGCAGGCGACGCCGGCGGGTGGCCACGGTGGGCGTGTCGGTCTTCATCCTCGGAGTTTCGGTTACCGAAGGGTAATTTACCAAACGGTATTGACTTGGCTTTACCATATGGTAATTTGCTCCTTATGGAGACCTTGCGCAGCTACCTGAAGACCCTCTCGCCGCTCGAGCAAGCGGATTTCGCCCGCCGTGCAGGAACCACCATCGGCTACCTGCGGAAAGCTCTCAGCAAAGGCCAGCGCTTCGGCGGCGCTCTGGTTCGACAACTCCACGTGCATAGCGGTGGACGCGTCTGCCTCACGGATCTCCGCCCTGACATCTGGCCGGCGGACGAGCAGCAGCGAAGTGGCTCGAAGCAGATGGCCGCACTCATCGATAGCCGCATGAGCAAGCGCGCGCTGCGCGCTCGGCTTGGCCTGTCGACGGACAAGCAGCTGGCGAAGGTGCTGCAGCTGCCTATCGAGCAGGTCGAGTCCTGGACGGAAGAGGGCGCCCTGCCGGCGCTGCCGGAGATCCAGCGGCTGCTGGGCGTCCAGGAACAACACCAGGCGCAGCCCGCGCCGCACGACCCCGACGAGAACCGTTACGCCCCCTTGGAGGTTGCCTGATATGCGCGCGCTGAAGCGACGACTGGCTATCCATCGCCGGCTGCGGGCCTTCCAGCAATGGGAGGTGTTGGCAATGCGGCTGATTTCCTGCGGCGCGGGGAACGCGCTCCGGGCGCCGTAGGCGCCTGCCATCCATGAGTAGTTGATGTCCATGGCGCACATGTTGCGCCGCACGAATGCCTGAAACCACGTTCACGAGAGCCCCGAATGAACATCATCGACGCAGCCCACAAGACCGTGCATGCCTATCCAGGCGGTAGCGAGTCTCTGGCACCGCGCATTGCCATGTCAGCGGCGGTGCTCCGGAACAAGGTCAATCCGAACAACTCCACGCACCACCTGACGCTGGTCGAAGCCAGCGAGGTGATGGGCGTGACCGGTGACTACCGAATCCTGCACGCCTTGGCCGGCGAGCACGGTTACACCCTGAGCAAGATGGAAGGCAGGACCAGCGGCAGCCTGATCGGCGCGCTGCTTGCTGCCGCCGGCGCCAAGGGTGATTTGGCCGAGGTCATTGCCGAGGCGATGGCTGATCAGCGGATCACGCCGAACGAGGCCAGCACCATCGCGCAGCACTGCGCGCGCCTGCAGGAGATCTTTGTCGAGCTTGCTCAGCATGCGGCGAACGCTGCTGCGAGGGATTCGCAATGAACCATCCGGCTCGTTCCACCGACCTGAGCACCAGCCACGACGCAGCGCACTACGTGGTCACCAGCGGCCTGCAGGCGCACCAGCACGACCAGAGCGCCAAGGCCGTGACGGACAACCCTGGCATGACCAGCAACGAGCTGGCGCAGGCCACGGGGCTGGATCGCTACATGCTGGCCCGCCGTCTGCCTGAGCTGATCAAGGCCGGCCGCGTCTGGCGCGGCCCCAACAAGCCGTGCGCGGTCAGTGGCCGCACCGCATGCACCTGGTGGCCGGTCGCACCGGGCCAGAACCTGGCCTTGGGGATCTGACGTGAGTGCACGAGTTACAGGCATGGTCTTCGACCGCTACCCGAACGGCGGCGGCGAGATGCTGCTGGCGCTGGCGCTGGCAGACCACGCACACGACGACGGCACGCACATCTTTCCGTCGATTGCGCGGCTAGCCGAGAAGACCCGGCAGTCGGAGCGTTCGGTGCAGTACCAGCTGCGCCGCATGGAGCAATCCGGCTGGCTGGTGCTGGTGAACGCCGGCATCGGTGGCCGTCGCAGCGGGTTCGGCGAAGGCGGTCGTACCCGCCAGTACCGGATCAACCCTGAATGGATGAAGGGTGCAGAAATTGCACCCTTTGCAAAGGGTGCAAAACAGGCCTCCAAAGGGTGCAAAACGACGCAGGAAAGGGTGCAAAACGGCGTCGGAAAGGGTGCAACAGCTATTGCACCCGAACCAAGAGCAACCAAAAGCAACCAAGAGCAACCCTCACACCGCGAGTGTGGGCGCGAGGCCGATCCGCTGGCGCTGACCGCCGAGCAGGTCGACCGCGAACTGGCCGGGTTCGGCAGCACGCCGACCGGCGTCGACCGCGAGCAGCTGGCCCGGTTCGTCCGCCACCGCGCCGCAATCCGCCGTCCGCTGTCGGTCCAGGGCTGGCTGCAGGTCCGCCAGCAGCTGCTGGACCTGATCGCCGCCGGCCACGACCCGAACGAATCCCTGAAGCAGACGATGGCCGCCGGCCTGTCTCTGCCCGTGATCCCTGTCGCCCAGCAATTCGCAGGAGCAACCCATGCAAGCCCTCAACACGGTTCTGCCGACCGCACCGAACAGCTCGAACAGCAGTTCTACGCCGCACGCGGAGGCGGTGGCCACGGTGGAGGCGCTGGGTTCGAGCCAGGCGATGTTGTCGACGCCGAGTTTGCCGTCGTCGGCTGAGCCGCTGAACGAGGCGCAGTCGGCCTACCTGTGGGAGTTCTGGAAGCAGATGACGGCCATGTTCCCGGGCAAGTGGGAGCGCGAGAACGGCGCGGCTCCGTTCAAGAAGGACGGCAGCCTAACCATCGCGGCCGGCACGTGGTTCCAGGTGCTGAAGGGCCGCAGCCGGGCACAGCACGCGCGCGGCATGGCCTGCTGCCTGACCGAGGGCCGGGAGTGGCCGCCGAACCCGCCGAGGTTCCTGACGATGTGCCTGGACATTCCGGTCATGGCGGCGGTGGAGCGGGAGATGGCGCCGGGGCGGCCGCAGAGCGGCTTCACGGTGCTGGTGCGCTCGCTGCTGGACCTGCACGTCTACGCCTCGGCCGACCACGGATCACAGCAGCGCCGGATGTTGGAGGAAGCCTACACGCGCGCTGTCCAGCACGTGGTCGACGGCAAGCCGTTGCCGCAGCCGGCGCTGGCGATTGAGCAGGAGAAGCACGGCGTGCGGCCGGTGCGTGACCGGGAGTCGGCGCGCGCTGCGATGGAGCGGGCAGCGGCCGAGCTGAACTTCGATGGTGACTGAAGCGGAGCTGGCCCAGGCCGAGCAGGCCGGGCGCTGGGCGCGGGATGCCTGCCGCAGCCGGGAATCGGCACCGCGGTACGAGATGGGGCGGGACGGTGTGACGCGCCGGCGGCGCTGGCAGGCCGGGTGGGACAGGCGGGACCAGGAACTGAGCGCGGCACGCCGCAGCACGACGAGGAACAGACGCTGATGGACTTCACCAACTACAGCACGCGCAGCAAGTTCGCCAAGGAGATCAACGCCGGTTACTCGGCGCGGCTCAACGGCCAGCGCCTGAGCGACAACCCGCACCTGGTCTGGGTTGAGTGCGACACCGAGGACGGCGCCAACCGCCGCGCTGGCCCGCTGAGCGAGAAGGCCGAGGCTTGGCAGCACGGCTGGCGTCTGGCCGACGAGGCCGCGCGCTGATGTGGTCGAAGGCACCACCGCCGACGAAGGAAGAAGCACGCCGGATCCGCAAGGCGAAGGCAGGGCCGTGCATGGTCTGCCTTCTGCTCTACACGCGGAACCTGCTTCCTCAGCACCGCGTGGTCTACGGCTGCGACTACCACCACTGCAAGTCAGGAAACATCCGGCGCGGCCATGCCTTCGGCTTCGCCATGTGCCAGTGGCACCACGAGCGCATCCCGCAAGAGGGGAGGTCGTTCGCATGGATGTCCAAGGTTTACGGCTGGAGCCTGAAAGACGGCTCCAGAACCTTCCACGAACTGTACTGCTCCGATGACGAACTGATCGCGCAGCAGACCTATGTGAACCATCTCAGGAGAACCGCCAATGGCTAAGCCGACAGGCCTGTCCGACGAGGTCAGGACCATTTTCGAAGCGCGGAAGCGCCAGTCTCTCGGCCATCAGGAGGTGTTCGAGTTGATGGAGGTGACCGGCGCCGACAAGACGAAGGAGCGCAACGGCGTCCGCGATGTTCTGACGTGGCTGGTGAGCTGCGGCTACCTGGTGAAGACGGGCGCCCGGGCTACCGCCGCGTACCGCTACAGCGGGCAGGGCATGCGCTTCCACAAGGCGACGGCGGAGGAACTTCGCGAGCGTCGCATCGAGCGCGGCCGCGCCTACCGTGCGCGCAACGGTGGACAGCCGAAGGCACCGCGCGTGGACAAGATGACCATCAACCGTTCGCGTGTGGCGCTGCTGGCGGACCTTGCACCTGCCAAGCCGTGGGGTAAGGAGAAGGACAGTCAGCGGCCGGCCGAGACGGTGGAGCAGTTCGAGGCGCGCGGCGGGAAGGTGCAGCGCCTGACGGCCAGCTGGGAGCAGGCAGCATGAAGCCATGCCCCTTCTGCGGTAGCGGCGACGTCGGCGTCGTTGAGTTCGTCGACGGCGAAGGCGACCGACTGATCGCTGTTGGATGCAGCATGTGCGGCAGCCACGGGGCTTCGCACATCCCGCTTATGGACGACGCTCGGCCGGCAGCTATCGCGTCATGGGAACGCCGGGCCCCGGCGGTTGAGTGGCGGCCCATTTCCTGTGCGCCCCAGGACGGCACGCGGCTGATGCTGTGGGACTCGGTGAGCAAGCGGCCGGTGTTCGGGAGCTGGCGCGGTGACAACCCCAAGATCACGCACTATGCGGCCGAGCCGGCCGGCCCGGAGGTGGGCTGATGGACGCCATCGAGAAGCGGGCGCGCGCGGTGGAGACTCTTGCTAGGGCTCTGGCAGATGAGTACCAAGACGACAGCTTGGCTCGCGAGGTGGTCGTGCGCCTCAAGGCAGGCCAACTGGAGCTGTTGAACACGAGAATTGCGATCCGAGCCATCATCGCTGCGCTCACGCCGCCCGAGGGCTACGTCCTGGTGCAGGAGACCCGACTGCGCCACCTCCTGAGCGATGCAATCACCTCGGTCGAGTTCATCGCCGGGCGAGGGCAGTCAAAGCCCCTGTCGATGCGCGTAAGAGACCAGGCGTGGGCACTGGTCGAGTCGATGCCCGCGAGAAGGAAGGTGCCGTGATGGCGAGATCTTCGGAACACGTGTGCGAGCAGGCGGGCTGGCCAAACCCGAACACGCAGAACGCGTCGTTGACGCTGGCGTTTCGGCTGGTGGTCAGATACGGGCACAGCGTCCCATCGGTCGAGACGTTGCGCGCAGATTTCGGGATCAGCAGGGCAACGGCGTACCGGTGGCGCCGGGCATTCGTCGAAGCGGTGCAGGCCCATGCAGGCTGACCGCGCGCTGGAGCTGGTACTTCCCTGGCCGAGCAAGGATCTGTCGCCCAACGCCAGAGTGCACTGGCGGAGAAAGGCTGAGGCCACGGCGCTGGGACGGCAGCTGGCCGCTGTGCGTGCCTACGAGGCGGGGTGGAAGGGTTCGAAGCTACCGCCGGGCCGCCTGCATCTCTGGCTCGACTTTTACCAGGCGCCGGGGAAGGCGCTTCCAGACGACGACAACATGATTCGCAGGTTCAAGCCGTATCGCGACGGTATCGCCCAGGTTCTGGGCATAGACGACAGGCGATTCGTCATCCATCCATATGTGCACGACGAGCGCCGCAAGGGTGGCCAGGTGGTGGTGCGGATTACGGGCGGCCCGGCGGCGGCCGGCCACTCAACGACAGGGGAACGGGCATGAATCCACGAGAGACGATGGCGCGGCTGGGGCCGAGCACGGTGAAGTTCGACATCGGCCGGGGCGGCGGGAAGCCCGACCTGACGAACCAGGACATTGCCGCGGCGCTGGGCATGGTGCCGGCAGGGCTTGGCCGGGAGCTGCTGGAGGCATGCTGGTGGCCGGATGGTGCCGCGCTGCGCCGGCACAAGCTACGGGACGCGGTGATCGCGCTGGTGACGCCGGAGCTGCAGCGCCAACAGCGCCGGCTGGCTGAGGCCCGGACGGATCTCGGCCTGGCCGAGGTGTGCATCGGCTGGGGCGGCGCGGCGACGGCAGAGCAGCGGGCGAACCGTGACGCAGCCCAGCAGCGGCTCGGCCGGGTGAAGGCTCAGTGCTGGCCGATCAGCACCCTGGAGTCGCTGCCGACGCTGGCGGCAGCGGTGATCAGCGAGATCGCCAAGCGGCCGCACTGCGCGGCCTGCGAGGGCAGGGGCCAGGCGATGGTGGGGGAGCTGCTGGTGCCGTGCAAGGTGTGCGGCGGTTCTGGACTTGGTCCGGTCAGCGACCGGCGCCGTGCGGCTGCCATCGGACGTGACGAGTCGACCTATCGGGCGAAGTGGCGCGGGGTCTACGAGTGGCTGCTGCAGAGGATGACCGAGGCAGAGCAGGAGGCCGCCTGGGCGCTTATGATTGCCCTTGGCAATGGACAACCAACGGCGGCATAGCATGGATCGATTATTGAGGCGCGCGCTGCTCCTATTGTCATCACCCGTCATCGTATGGATTTTTCTCAAGAAGTCTTGGGTGCAGCTGGCGCTGCTGTTGATTGTCTATGCGAACGCGGAGCGGTGGCTGTCGGTAAGGCCGTTCAGCCTGATCGAATTTGTCGACTTCTTCGCTGATCACACGGATGCGCTCGTAGGTATCGTGGGACTGGTAGTGGCTTTCGCAGCAGCTAAGGGTTTCATTGAGTCAAAGCAGCTCGACTTGAAGCTAGCCCTAGAGGCTGAAGTCGGCGAGCTGATGCAAGCTGGAGCAAAGTCAATTCACACCTGTCGTCGCGCAGCTGAATCGATGGTAGAGGTGGAAGAGCTCGCAAGGTCTTTGGTCCTACAGGCATCAGCTAACAACACTTCGCCCGTCATCTTCCCGACAAGAGTCGAAGGCGCATATCACACACTTCTTCGTAGGGCCCGCGACTTACCCGAGGCTCAAGGCAGCTTCGAGTCTCATCTTGCCCGTTTTCTTGAAATGGAAAGGAAGTGGGCGCCGCTGATAAGGAGTAGCCTGATAACCTCCCTTGCTTTGGAGAAGGCGAAGTCAGCTCTGGAGGCGGTTAAAAGCGCATCTACACTGCTAGAGCCCCGGCAGAACTGGCCGATTGAAGAGTTCCTCGTCCGTCAGGAAGGGCACTGGGGAACGCGAGCAGATGAGTTCGTTAGTTTGGCCAGGGTCAACGAGAACAGGTTCTATTTCTGGATGGGAGCTGCCAGTGGAATGGGAGCAGGTTCAATTTTCCCACCGTCCGTTTTGATTACGACTCGGCTTTGGTGGCGCCTCTATTGAATGCGGGAGTGACACTCCCGCACTTTTGGGCGTAGATTCACTACCATCGCGCACGACCCGACCCCGGCCACTCAGTCGGGGTTTTTCATTTCTGGAACTGCCATGATCCTGACCGCCTCGACAATCCAGCAGGCGGTCGGCTGCAGTGCCGCCGTCGCCGCCCAGTGGGCTCAGCCCCTGGCCGACGCCTGCACGGCGTTCGGCATCAGCACCCCGAAGCGGGTGGCAGCGTTCCTGGCGCAAGTCGGGCACGAGTCGGCGAGCCTGACCCGGACCGTCGAGAACCTGAACTACGGTGCGCAGGGCATGGCCGACACCTGGCCGGGCCGCTACGCCGTTGACCCTAAGGCCAAGCCGAGGAAGCCGAACGACCTGGCGCGCGCGCTGGAGCGGAAGCCGGTTGCGATCGGCAACAACGCGTACGCCGACCGGCTGGGCAACGGCTCGGAGGCGAGTGGCGATGGCTACCGCTATCGCGGCCGTGGTCCCATCCAGAACACTGGTCGGGCCAACTACGCGGCCATTCGCCATGCTCTGCGGGCGAAGGGAATCAAAGGCGTTCCTGACTTTGAGGCCAAGCCCGATCAACTGGAGCAGCCGAAGTGGGGCGCTTTGGCAGCAGCGACGTTCTGGGATTCTCGCAACCTCAACAAGCTGGCGGACGCGGGCCGATTCGACGAGATCACGGCCCGGGTTAACGGTGGACAGAATGGGGCGGCTGACCGGCGTTCGCGGTACTACCGCGCGCTGAAGGTGCTTGGGGCATGACGATGGAAGTCCAGCCGAGCCAGGACGGCCGCACCCGAATCTCCCTTGGGCCCGTCGAGAAGTGGATCGTCGGCGTCTTCGCCAGCTTCATGGTCAGCGGCGGCTACTGGCTGATCACCTCGATGCAGGCGGTACTGACCCAGCAACAGGTGACGAACCAGCAGATGGCCACGGTGCAGCAGCAGCTGCAGACGTTCAACGCGCAGCTGGCCGATGTCCCGGCGCTGAAGCTGGAGCTGGCCAAGCAGGCCGTGCAGGTCGAGCAGAACAAGCAGGACATCAAGGAGCTGAAGCAACTGAGGGGGTTGAAGTGAAGAAGCTGAAACTGACCAGCGACCGACGCCATTTCTGGCGGCTCTGGTCGGTTCGTCTGTCGCTACTGGCCGGCATCATCAGCGCCACCGCGCTTGGCATCATCGGCGCCTATGTGCTGCTGCCTGCGGACTGGCTGCCGGTGGTGCACGACGGGTTCAAGCAGGCCGTGGCCTACAGCGCACTGGCATCTGCTGGCCTGACCTCGTTCCTGGCTGCGGTGTCCCGCATCTTCGTGCAGCCCAAGCTGAGCAGCGGCCATGCTGATCCCTGACCCGCTGCGGCCCTACGTGGGCTTGATCCGCGTGGGGCTGTGGGTCACCGCAGTTGGCGCTGTCCTGCTGCTGGGCGCCCGGCTCGGATCGGACTATCGAGCGAAGAAGAACCAGACCCTGATCGCCGCCGCCGAGAAGCAGCGCGACAAGGCCCGGGCCGATGCAGACGAGAACCTGCGCGCGGCCAACGCCTGCGGCCAGCTGCTGCAGGAGGTGAACCGGCAGACCCAGCTGGCCATCGATGAAGCCGCCCGCCAGCAGCAGGCAGCCCGGGAAGCCGCACGGCTGGCGGAAGCGGCAGCAGCCCAGAGCCAGCGCCGCGCGACCCAGGCCGAGCAGGCCCTGCAGGCAGCCAAGACCCAGCCGGGATGCCGGCAGCAGTTGGAGCAGACCCTATGCGACGCCATTCCGTTGCTGTGATCCTGGCTGCGGCCCTGCCGCTGTGCGGGTTCGGCAGCTGCAGCAAGGCCCAGATGCCTGACCTGCCCAAGGTGGTGTATGTCCCGGTCGAGCGCACGGTGGCTGTGCCGGCGGCGCTGACCGCCCGCTGCCCGGCGAAGCGCGCCACCTCCCGCACCGTAGAAGCCGTCGTCGCTGCATACAACGCCAACCTCCTGACTCTGCAGGACTGCGATAGCCGAATGATCGCTATCGAGAAGCTGGCCCCGGCCAACGAACAGAAGCAGGTGAAGCCGTGATCCCTGACCGATTCAACCTGCGGGTGTGGCTGCGCAACTGGTTGCTGAAGCCGACCGCAGAGGAAGCTTCGCTTGGTCGGGATCTGCCAAACCCCATGGCCACGACGGTGAATCACTTCACGGTGGTTAACGCGCATGCGCAGGGGGACCCAGTTGCCCAGCCCTTCGGAGCAACCGATGAGCCTGTCTGATCGCCTTCGCCGCATCGAGCTGCAGCAGGAAGAGCAGCGCAAAGCCACCGACCGACTGGAAGAGAAGGTCGATGCCCTGCTGGCGGCACTGGCAGCTGAGGGAGAGGAAGAGCAGGACGAGCCAGCCCGCAGCTTGGACGGTGAGCTGGTGCCCGGCGAGCGCGACCAGTCCCAGAGCCTCGGCTGATGCCAGGGTTCCCGAGCCGCCACCGGCCGATGCCTCAGTTGGCGCCGGTGCACGTTGCCCATGCCCCTGAGAACTATGGCAAAGGGCGAGGCGGCCGACCCTGGCGCCGCAAGCGCGACGCGGTAATGGCGCGTGACATGTACCTCTGTCAGCCGTGCCGCGCTGCTGGTCGCATCCGTCAGGCGGAAGAGGTTGACCACGTTGTGCCGCAGGCGGAAGGCGGTACGGACGCCTTGGACAACTTGCAGGCGATCTGCTGCGAGTGCCACAGCACAAAGACCAAGGCAGAGGCAGCACGAGGCGCGAATCGTTCTCATCCGTACCTATCAAAGCGATGAATGCGATCGACTCTCATCAAATGGTCCGGGGGGAGGGGAAAAAGTTCGAAGCGTTCCCCTCGGACACCGGCCGCTCAGTCGTTTTTTTGCACCGTCAATTCAGAAAATTCAGTTTTTGAGGCCCGTCTATGTCCCGCCCCCGCAAGCCGACAGCGCTGAAGGTGGTGGCCGGCACCGACCGGCCTGACCGTGAAGCGCCTGCCGCCGCCGAACTCCCCCTGGTGTCCGATGTGCCACCGGCACCGGACTGGATGCCCAACGCACACGCACGTAAGGAATGGGAGCGCCTAGCTCCGATCCTCCACGCGAACAAGCTCCTGACCGAGGCCGGCCTATCGGCGCTCGGACAGCTCTGCGCTCTTCATGGAAAGACCGTCCAGCTGTACGCCGCCGGCGAGGCGCCGGTCGCGTCGATGGTTGCCCAGCTGCGTGGACTGATGAACGACTTCGGCCTGACGCCAGTGGCGCAGGGAAAGGTGAAACCGAATGGCGACACGGAAAAGCCGGGCAACGCGTTCGCCGCGCTCGGAAAGCCCCGCGCCGCCGGAAAATGACTACGTCGATGTCGCGATCGGGTATGCGAAGGCGGCTGCGGCGGATAGGGGAGGGAGGTTCGGCCGGCTGATCAAGCTGGCGGCCAAACGGTTCCTGGACGATCTGAAGCGCGCAAAGAAGAAGGGGGCGCCGTTCTCCTTCTCGCGCGATCACGCCAATCACGCCTGCAGCTGGATCGAACTACTCCCGCACGTGGAAGGCAAGTGGGAGACGCCGGAGATCCGGCTTCACCCGTCGCACGTCTGGTTCGTGGTTCAGCTGTTCGGGTTCCGCAAGCCCGATGGAGCCCGCCGCTTCACGTCCGCACTGTTCGCGGTCGCGCGCAAGAACGCGAAGTCGACGCTGTCGGCCGCCATCCTGCTCTACTGCGAATGCTGTGAAGAGGAAGAGGGTGCGCAGGTCATTTCCGCGGCTACCACTGGCAGCCAGGCGCGCATCATCTTCAACGTGGCCAAGCGGATGGCCGAGAAGAGGGCCGATCTGCGGGAGGCGTACGGACTGGAGTGCTGGGCTAATGCGATCAGCCGGGTCGAGACCGGCGCGACGTTCAAGCCGATCAACGCCAAGGCATCGACGCAGGACGGTCTGAACCCGTCCCACGTAGGTCTCGACGAGATCCATGCGCACAAGACCCCCGACCTGCTGAACGTGTTGCAGTCGGCGGCCGGTGCGCGCCGGAATCCTCTGTGGTTGTTCACGACCACAGAGGGGTACGCGAATCCCGGCCCCTGGTCGGAGATTCGGCAGTTCGCCACGCAGCTGCTGGAAGGGGTGTTCGGCGATGCCGCCGACCACTTCTTGGCCATCTTCTTCGCAGTGGACAAGGACGATGGGGACTTCGACGAGAAGGCCTGGCATAAGGCCAACCCGTTGATGGACGTAAACCCCCACCTGCTGGCGGCGATCAGGAAGGAGTCGATCGAAGCGAAGGCGATGCCTTCCAAGCTTGCTGAGTTCCAGATCAAACGGCTGAACCGGCCTGCTGCAGCGGCAAACGGCTTCATCCTGCTGCCGAAGTGGAATGCGTGCCATGGCGTGGTCGATCTGGAGGCGCTGAAGGACGTTCCCTGCTGGGGTGGGCTTGACCTGGCCAGCACGCGCGACCTTGCATCGCTGCGGCTGGTCTGGCGCTTGGACGACAAGATCATCACCTGGGGACGGCGCTGGGTGCCCGAGTCCGCGGTGGCACAGCGAACCGAGCGCGGCACTGTCCCGTATGCGGGCTGGGTCGCGGCCGGGCTGCTGGAGCAGACCGAGGGCGAAGTCACCGACTACGCGGTGATTGAGCAGGCGGTTCTGGACGTGCACGAGCGCTTCAACCTGCAGTCGCTTGCGTTCGACCGCTGGAACGCGACCGAGATGGTCAGCCGGCTGGTAGCCGCAGATGTTCCGCTGGTCGAGTTCATCCAGGGCACGAAGTCCTACCACCCTGCAATGGTGGAGCTGGAGCGTGCCTACATCGGCAAGCGATTGGTGCACGACGGCGACCCTGTGCTGGCCTGGTGCGCGGCCAACCTGGTCGCGCGCAAAGACGTGAACCTGAACATGGCACCGGACAAGCGCCGGTCCGCCGACAAGATCGACGATATCACCGCGCTGCTGATGGCCATTGGCATCAGCATTCCGGTGGCCGAAGAGAAGAGCAACAAGAAACTCGTCCTCATGACCCTGGGTGGAACTGAATGAACACCGAGAATCGCGCGTACAGCGTGTTGGAGGTCAAGTCCTATGACGACGACCAGCAGATCATCACCGGCTGGGCGACCACGCCGGAACCCGACCGCTATGGCGACGTCGTTGAACCGCTTGGCGCCAAGTTCGCGGCCGAGCTGCCGCTGCTGTGGCAGCACCGCCACGACAGCCCGGTGGGCATCGTGAAGTTCGGCAAGCCGACGGCCAAGGGCATCCCGTTCACGGCGAGCGTCGCAAAGATCACGACTGCTGGCGCCTTGAAGGACCTCTGTGATCTGGCCTGGCAGTCGGTGAAGGAGAAGCTGGTGCGCGGCGTGTCGATCGGCTTCCGGGCGCTGGAGTACAGCTACATGGAAGGCGGAGGAATCCGGTTCACCGAGACCGAGATCTTCGAGCTGTCGCTGGTCACCATCCCGGCCAACGCCGCGGCGACTATCCAGACCATCAAGGCCATGGACACCGCCGGCGGCCGCCGCTCGGCGAACTACGGCGTCCCCCTCATCCAGCGCCAGGCGGCAAAGGTCGAACGACCGGCCGACGGCGCGGTGAAGTTGCTGCACTGAAGCACCGGGCCTGACGGCCCTGCGGGGTGGAACCCGCCTCACATCATCTGCAGGCACTGCCCGGCGTGGAACCCGGGCCGAACGGCTGCGCCTACGAAAGAGATCCCGAGAATGAACATCACAGAACAGCTGGAAAAGCTCCGCGCCACCCGTGCTGAGCTGGAAAAGCAGCTCTCCGCCGTCATGAAGAAGCCGGCTGACGAGCAGCGCTCGCTGAACACCGGCGAGCAGGAGGAGTTCGACTCGCTGAAGAGCCAGATCACCTCGCTGGATGGCGACATCGAGCGCTACGAGCACCTGCAGGCGATCCAGGCCAAGTCGGCCACCACCGTTGCGACCATCGTCAAGGCGCAGGGCTCGGCTACCGTCGGCGCCGAAGGCCGTGCCCTGGAACCGGCACAGCTGAAGACGGTCGACAAGACCGACGCAGGCATCGGCTTCGCCCGTATGGCCCGCTGCCTGGCCGTGTCGCATGTCCACCACCAGAACCCGCTGGACGTGGCCCGCGCCATCTACCCCAACGATGAGCGCCTGCACGGCATCATCCAGGAGAAGGCAGCAGTCCAGGCTGCCAGCACTGGCAACGCTACCTGGGCGGGGAACCTGATCACCGATGGCGGTGTGGCCTTCGCCGACTTCGTCGAGTGGCTGCGTCCGCGTTCGCTGCTGGGCCAGGTCTCCCAACGCCTGCGCAACCTGCCGTTCGATACCCCGGTGCTGGTGCAGGGGTCGGCTGGCACAGCCAAGTGGGTCAAGGAAGGCGCTGCAAAGCCGCTGACCAAGTGGTCGTACACCCGTGCGAAGCTGACCCCGCTGAAGGTGGCCGCGATCGCTGCCGCGACCAAGGAAACCATGATGCGCGCCACGCCAGCGGCCGATGCGCTGCTGCGCGACGAGCTGGGCCGGGCGGTCAATCAGACCATCGACACGCAGTTCATCGATCCGGATGCAGCAGCCGTCACCGACGAGGCACCGGCTTCGATCCTGAATGGCGTGCCGGCGACCACGGTGCCGGCTGGTAGTGATCCGGACTCGATCCGCGCTGGCGCTGCGGCGCTCATGAATGCCATCGCTGGCTCGAACCTGTCGCTGGCAGGCTCGTTCTGGGCGATGTCGGAGCGCACCGCGATCGCGCTGTCGCTGATGGTCAACCCGCTGGGCGCTTCCGAGTTCCCGGGCATCAACTTCACCGGCGGCACCTTCTTGGGCCTGCCTGCGTTCGTGTCGGCGTATGTGCCGGACGATGAAGACGGTGCGGTCATCGCCTTGATCAAGGGCGACGAGATCTTCCTGGGCGACGAAGGTGGCCTGCAGGTTTCGATGTCGGATCAGGCATCGCTGGTGATGGATGACGCCCCGACCATGAACAGCACCACGCCGACCGCGCAGCAGGTTGTCTCGCTGTGGCAGACCAATAGCGTGGCCTTCCTCGTGGAGCGCTTCATCAACTGGCAGCGTCGCCGCGCGCAGGCCGTCGCGTGGGCCCGCGTGAACTGGGGCAGCGGTTCGGTTCCGTCCAGCTCGTAACCGACTCGTGGCGGGGCCTTCGGGCCCCGTCACCTCCCCTTGATTTGCGAGGTTCCCATGAGCAAGGTCGATATCGTCGGACGCGGCGGCCGAATGATCAGCGTGCATCATCGTGTTGCTGCGGCGCTGGAGCAGCGCGGCGGCTACCTGCGGCGTGACATGGTTGCGCAATCGCCCGTCGCGCCGAATTCGAGCGCCAAGGCGCCTGCGCCTGGAAAGGCGAAGAAGAAGGGCAAGAAGGCGGCAGCCAAGGCTGGCCAGCCGAACAAGGACGCATCCGTATGACCGGTTTCTCGCCCCGGGAGTTGGCAATCGCCGCTGGCGTGCGCCGGCATGGCGTCGACTACCTCAAATCGCTGTCGCCGGTAGTTGCCGCGCCGGGGCGGGACAGCTGGCATACCCTGACCGTGCAAGAGCCATTCACGGGTGCGTGGCAGCGCAACATGGAAGAGCGCGCGACCACTGTCCTGACCTATCCGACGCTGTATGCCTGTCTCAACCGCATCGCCTCGGACATCGGCAAGCTGCCGTTCGTGCTGAAGACGGAGGACGAGAACGGGATCTGGCGGATCGAGAAGAGCAACACCGCCTATTGGCCGGTCCTGCGCAAGCCCAACAACTACCAGACAGCGCAGCAGTTCCGTGCAGCCTGGATGCTGTCCAAGCTGATCCAGGGCAACACGTACATCCTGAAGGGCCGCGACAATCGCCAGGTAGTCAACCGGCTCTGGGTGCTCGATCCCTGCAGCGTGCAGCCGATGGTGTCCGACAGCGGAGAGGTCTTCTACCAGCTCAATTACAGCACCGGTACGAACCTGCTTCCGGAGGCTTACCCGGGCAGCCAGCTGATCGTGCCGGCCAGCGAGATCATCCACGACCGGATGAACTGCTTCCACCACCAGCTGATCGGTGTGCCGCCGCTGTGTGCGGCGCACTGGCCAGCGGTGAAGAACCTGAAGATCCTGAAGGACTCGACCACCTTCTTCTCCAACGGCGCCAATCCAGGCGGCATCCTGACCGCACCGGCCGGCATGTCCGACGAGGACGCGCAGGCTGTGAAGGATTACTGGAACACCAGCTTCCAGGGTTCGAACGCGGGCAAGGTGGCCGTGGTTGGCGCGGACATGAAGTTCACGCCGTTTGCGTTCAAGGCAGCCGATTCGCAGCTGGTCGAGCAGATGCGGTACTCCGACGAGCAGGTGTGCCAGCCGTTCGGCATCCCACCCTTCAAGATCGGCATCGGCTCTATCCCTGCGGGCATGAAGGTCGACGACATCAATCAGCTGTACTACTCGGATGCGCTGCAGGCGCACATCGAGGGCATTGAAGAGCTTTTGGACGAAGGTCTGGGCACCACCCGCCCGATGGGTATCGAGCTGGATCTAGGGCCACTCCTCCGCATGGACGTCGGTAAGCAGGCCGAGGTGGAGACGAAGCTGGTCAGCGGGAACGTCAAGACACCGAACGAAGCGCGGCTGGCCTTCAACCTGGCGCCGCTGGAGGGTGGTGACACCGTCTACATGCAGCAGCAGGACTTCCCGCTCGACCAGGTCCGGCAGAACAAGATCACGGCTGAGCCCGAGACCGCACCGGTGGCGCCATCCGCCGAGGCCGACGACACGCCGCCTGACGACAGCGACGAACTACGCGCGCTGCAGCAGGATAATTTCATGATGAAGGCCCTCCACGCCGCGCGAGCTGAGGTATTCCGCAATGACTGACCCCATCGACTTCGGCAAGGAGATCGGCGGCCTGATCCGTGAGGCGATTGCGCCGGTGAAGCGGGAGCTGGAGGAGCTGCGCGAGCGGGCTCCGGAGAAGGGCGACCCCGGCCTGGACGCCGAGCCCGTGGACGTCGATGCGTTGGCCGACCTGGTCGTGGCGAAGCTGCTGGAGTCGCCGCGCCTGCTGACGCTGGTCGACGTGGCCACGGCCGATGCCGTCTCGAAGCACTTCGAAGCCAACCCGGTGCAGAACGGCCGCGACGCAGATCCCGCGGTGATCGAGGCAACGGTGAAGGCCGCCGTCGACGCGCTGCCGGTGCCGAAGGATGGCCGTGACGCGGATCCAGTCACTGAGCAGCAGCTGGCTGCGGCGGTGGCGAAGCACCTGACCGAGAACCCGCCGCAGGCCGGCGCCGACGGTGTCGGCCTGGCCGGCGCCATGATCGATCGTGCCGGCGAGTTGGTAATCACCACCACGAAGGGCGAGACGATCAGGCTGGGCAAGGTCGTTGGTGAGGATGGACAGGATGGCCTCAGCTTCGAGACAGCCTCCGGCGAATACGACGCCGAGCGTGGCTTCGTCATCACTCTGGGGTCCGGCGACCGCCGAAAGGAGTTCGTGCTGCCGTACATGGTGCACCGCGGGTTCTGGCGCGAAGGCCTGGGCGTGAAAGCGGGCGAATCCATCACCCACGATGGCGCCCTGTGGATCGCCAAGCGGAGCAATGCGTCGAAGCCCTGCCTGGAGAACGACCAGGACTGGGCGCTGGGCGCACGTAAGGGACGCGACGGTAAGGACGGCAAGAGCGTGCGTGTTCCGGCCGAGCCCGTTCAGCTGGGTGGCAGCCATGCGTGAGTTCATCACCCCGGCGGATGCCCGCGAGCAGATGCGCATCGACAGTGACGCCGATGACCGCTGGCTGGCGATCTGGATTCCGGCCGTGTCCGAGTCTGTGGCAGCGTGGCTGAAGCAGGAGTGGCGCCTGTACGTGCTGCAGCGCGACTCTGATGGGGAACTGATCCGTGACAGCGCAGGCCGGCCTGTGCCGGCCGAGGACAGCGGTGGCGAGCCGATCCTGCACCCTTCGGTGATCGCCGCGACGCTGCTGGAGCTGTCCTCGCAGTACCGTTTCCGCGAAGGCGAGGGTGACAACGTGGTGCCGTCCGATGCTGGCCACGGCTACGTTCTGTCGAAGGCCGCCACTGCACAGCTTGCGCCCCTGCGACGTACGACGGTGGTCTGATGAGCAACGTCGCCAGCGGAACCCTGCGGCACCGGGTGCTGATCCAGCAGCAGGTGACCACGAAGGACAGCGATGGTGTCGAGCAGACGGCGTGGGTCGACGTGGCCACCGTATGGGCGTCTGTCGAGCCGCTGTCCGCCCGCGAGTTCATCCAGTCCGGGCAGACCCAATCGGCGGTCACGGCACGCATCACCATGCGCTACCGGGACGGTCTGTTGCCGTCGATGCGCCTGGTCCATCGCGGCGAGATCTTCAACATTGCCGGCCTGCTGCCGGACAAGGCATCGGGACTGGAGTACATCACCATTCCCGTCTCGGCCGGGGTCAACGACGGCCAATGATCGCTATCGACCTTCTTGGACCAGGCCCGAGCGCGTCGGCAAGCCTGGCCGAGCGGCTGCGCGGACGCCGCGTCGGCGTAGTGGGCAATGCCTTCGAGCTGGCGCCGTGGGCGGAGTTCCTGGCGGCCAGCGATCGGCAGTGGTGGGACAAGTACCCGGAGGCGCGGCAGTTCGTTGGAGCGCGCTACAGCAGCCACCGGATCGGCGGAGTGATCCAGCTGCCCGGGGCACTGACCAACTGGAACAGCGGCGTGCTGGCGCTGGCGGTTGCCGCCCATCTGGGCGCGACGCTGGTTCGCCTGCACGGCTTTGATATGCACGGCAGCCACTTCTTCGGGCCGTACGCCAACGGCCTGACCAACACGGCCCCTCACCGCCGTGAGATGCACAAGCAACAGTTCGCCCAGTGGGCGAGCCAGAACCCCCACGTCCGCGTCGTGAACTGCACGGCCGGCTCAGCGCTCAGGTGCTTCGATTTCGATGAACAGACTGCCGCTTAACTCGGTGCGCGGGCGTATCCGCGCTTACATCGAGCGCCATGCTGCTGCCCTCGGCGACGATGTTCTGGAGGTTGGCAGCCGCATCCATGACCCGGCAGCTTGGTGGTGCACCAACCGTGACCTGGCCACTGGGCGGTGGACCGGAATCGATATGCAGGCAGGGGACGGCGTCGACCAGGTTGCCGACATCCACGACCTGCCGGCGGAATGGGCCGGGCGCTTCAGCGGCATTGTGTGCTCTGAGGTGCTGGAGCACGTGGCCCGGCCGTGGTTGGCACTGCCGGAGCTTTTTCGGGTGCTGCAGCCCGGTGGCCTGCTGGTGATCACCACGCTGTTCGCGTTCCCGGAGCACGGCTACCCCGACGACTACTACCGCTACAGCCAGAGCGGCCTGCGCCTGCTGCTGGCCGATGCCGGATTCAGCGACATCGCGACCGAGTACGCCGGCGAGGTGCCAATCGAACTGAACGACCACGGTGAGCGCGGCGTGTCCCGCCGGCGGCTGCCGATGCATAGCTTCGCGGTGGCGCGATGCTGACGCTGCTCACGGCCACTGGTGCCCGGCCGGCAGCCTGGGCGCTGTGCGAGCGCTGGATGGCCCGGCAGGACTATGCCGGTCCCGTCCGCTGGATCATCGTGGACGACGGCCCGGAGCCGCAGCCTGTGACCTTCCGGCGCGAGGGCTGGCAGCTGGTGCTGGTGCGCCCATCGCCACACTGGGCGCGCGGGCAGAACACGCAGGCTCGCAACCTGCTGAAGGGGCTGGCCGCGGTGGGGCCGGAAGAGCGCCTGGTGATCATCGAGGACGACGACTGGTATGCGCCTGACTGGCTGACCAAAGTTGCCGCCGAGCTGGAGCATGCCGAGTTGGTGGGGGAACACTGCGCTCGCTACTACAACGTGGAGCAGCGGCGCGGCCGGCAGCTGGCGAACACCGGTCATGCCAGCCTGTGCAGCACCGCGATGCGTGGATCTGCGCTCCGTGACTTCGCTGATGCCTGTCGGTCACGGCCGAAGTTCATCGACCTGGAGCTATGGCGCCGATCGCGCGGCCGCCGGCTGTTCGGTGGCCACCGTGTCGTGGGAATCAAGGGTCTGCCTGGTCGCGGCGGCATCGGGATGGGGCATGACCCGGATTTCAAGGGTGAAGCTGACCCCTGTGGTGCCTTGCTGCGGGACTGGATTGGCGCGGACGCAGAGGTGTACCTGTGAACATCGAGTTCAACATCACCGGCATCCCTGGGATTATCCGCACGCTGAGCAGCCTTCCGGCCGAGGTCGTGAGCAAGAAGGGCGGCCCGGTGAAATTGGCGCTGGCCAAAGGGGCGCGCTTTCTGCGCGACAAGGAGCGACAGAACCTGCAGGCGGTGCTCGAACCGGGCGACGAGTCCACCGGCCTGCTGGCGCAGAACATCATCGCCACGCGCGGTAAGGCGCCCAGCGACGGCAACGGCGAGCGCTACCTGGTCCGGATCAAGCGGAGGATGTATCCGGGCCGCAAGGGTGAGGAGGTCAGCACTCTGAAGTCGGCACAGCTGAAGGAGTACGGATCGGTGCACCAGCCTGCGCGCTCATTCATCCGTCGAACGGTGAACGAGCGCGGGGAGGAAACCATCAACCTGGTCGTCGGCGATCTGACCGTTCGGATTGACCGCCTGGTGGCGAAGCTGGCCCAACAGAACCGGGGAGGCCGCTGATGTTCCCGAAGGTGTTCCGGACCATTCACACGCCCGAGGCCGCGGCGATTGTCGGTGATCGAATCGGCCGGCATGGGTTCGTCAAGCAGACGGAACAGCGGCCCTACATCACTTGGCAGATCATTTCTGGTCAGCCCTTCGACAATCTCAGCAGCGCGCCCACCGGTGATTTCACAACGGTGCAGATCGACTGCTACTGCGGTGGCGATAACGTCGACGGTCAAGTGGAGGCGTTGGCAACCGCCGTGAGGGCTGCACTGGACGCGGGCCTGATCTGCAATCGACTGGTGGTCAACAACCGCGACCCTGACACCGGGCTTTTCCGGGTCGGCATGGAGGCCGACTTCATCGACCAGCGCTGAGCCGCTGGCATCACCCCAACGACCGCCGCGAGGCGGTTTTTCTTTGACCAGAGGACTTTGCAATGACCGAGGGCGTCATCAAAACCCAGGGGTCCGAGCTCTTCACCGTGGACAAGCTGAGTTCCAGCGTCGCCTCGGTCCTGAAGTTCGAGTGCCCGACTGGCATCACCGGCCTGGGCGGCGCTGCCGACCAGATCGAATCCACCTGCCTGAGCACCGTCGGTGACAAAGAGTTCGAGGGCGGGCTGGGCAATCCGGGGCAGGTCAGCGTCCCGTTCAACTTCATCCCCCGCAGTCAGTCGCACCAGATCCTGTTCGAACTGAAGGAGTCGCGGGAGGTCGTGGACTGGTTGATCGGCCTGAGCGACGGCGTGGCGGTTCCTTCGCTCGACTCCAACGACGACCTGGTCGCGCCGGCGTCGCCCCTCCGCACCTCGATCGGCTTCCGCGGCTACGTCGCTGATCTGAACATCGACATCGCCACCAACGAGATCGTGCGCGGCACGCTGACGATCCAGCGCAGCGGCAGCGTCGTCCCTCACTGGAACGGGCCGTACTCGGCCTGACGGCTCACGCATAGACCTTCGGGGTGTCCGGCTCTGCGCGCCCAGCCGTCGCGTACCCGGCCCCCACCTACTGAGAACGGCTGATGGACAAGAGCAAGATCCTGACCAGCAATGCCCCCGTCGCGCGCGAGGTGAAGTTCAGCGACGGCACGACCGAGACCGTGCACTTCCGTCAGGTCAGCGCCGGTCAGATGCGCCGCTGGCGCGCGGCGGAAGCTTCCGGCAACGAAGACGAAACGTGCTTTGCAATGCAGCGCCTGGTTGCGGCCAGCCTGTGCGACGCCGACGGGAAGCTGGTGCTGAGCGAGGCAGAGTCGCAGAACCTGACCGCAAACGGCCTCACCGACCTGTTCCCGCACGTCATGGCTGTGGCCGGCATCGGTGAAGACGCAAAAAAGTCATCGCCGAGCGTGGACGCGAGTACTTCAGCTGCATCCTAGGCCTCGCGCTCGGCAAAACACTCAGGGAGATCGATGATCTTCCTGAGTGGGAGTTTCAACTATGGCTGGCGTTCTACCAGCTGTATTCCTTCGACGATCTGCATCGCTACCACCGCCCAGCGGCGCTTATCGGCGCCAGCTTCGGCGGGTCGATCCAGAAGAACCTCGACTTCCTGCAGCCGACTCCGGTTGCCCATGAGTTCCCCGATGCCGACCTGCGAACCCTCGCAGCGTTTGGCCTGAAACCCCCGAGAGGCTGATCGCATGGCAACTGCCGGCTCCATCGTCATCGACCTGCTGATGAAAACTGGGTCGTTCGTGACGGACACCCAGCGGGCCGAGAAGTCCATGAAGTCGATGGAGCGGACCGCGGCCGGCGTAAGCAAGGGCATCGTGGCCGGATTCACTGCCATCGGCAGCGTGATCGGCGGTGCCATCGCTGCATTCGCGAGTGTGGACGCAGCGATCACCGGCCTGAGCAATGCGATCAACGCTGCCGATCGCATCGACGAACTGTCCGCCAGGTTCAGTATCTCAACGGAGACGCTGTCGGGGTGGGGCTACGCCGCCAAGATGACTGGATCGGACCTGGAAGGTCTGGTCGGCATCATTCCTAAGTTCAGCAAGAACATTGCGGATGCCTCGAAGGCTGGCAGCGACGCGGACAAGACGTTCAAGGCGCTTGGGATCTCGGTCAAGGACCAGGCCGGTAACCTTCGGAGCTTCGAAGACCTGCTTCCCGAGGTGCAGAATCGGTTCGCTGGCATCAGCAACGAGACCACGAAGACCGCGCTGGCGATGCAGCTTTTCGGCAAGTCGGGCGCGGAATTCCTGGAGTTCCTCAGTCTCGGCGCCGATGGCATGCGGACCATGGAGGAACGGGCGCGTTCGCTCGGCATCGTCATCGACTCGGACACCGCAGGGGCTGCGGCCGAGTTCAACGACCGCCTGGACGACCTGCGCGCCGCAACGCAGGGCTGGTTCACCCAGCTGGCCAGCGAGCTGTTGCCGACGCTGACTGACTTGACCACGCAACTGGTGGACGTCGCCAAGGAGGGCGGCGGCGTCCGCGATGTCGCTCACGGGATCGCCACGGCGTTCCGCGAGATCGGCAAGGCGGCTGAGATCTTCGGGGTGGTCGAGGACTGGCTGGATCGCCTGCGGGGCGGTCTGGTGGCGGTGGAGAAGCAGGGCAACGCGGTCATCAAGCTGGCCACCGGCCAGTACAGCGGCCTATTCGGATCACAGGGAGGTGGCTGGGACGCCTTCGCGAAGGACTACATGGCCGGCACCGCCTATGCCGACAAGGGCTGGGCTGCGATGCAGGGTGGCGGATCCGGCATCCCAGAGGGGGCAAGGAGTGGCCCCCGGGGTCGACGCACCCAAGCCACGGCGGAAGAGATCCAGGCCACCAAGGACCAGACCGAGCAACTGCGCCGGGCAGCGGAGTGGGAAGCAAAGCTCCAGGCCACGTGGGCGGAGGGTGAGAAGAAGAAGTCGGCGGCGGCGACGCAGCAGGACAAGCAGGCCAAGAAGCTGCAGGACTCCTATCGGTCCACCAATGAACAGTTGGAGCGGCAAATCGCCCTGTTCGGCGACAGCTCGGAGCTGAGCCGGGTCAACTACGAGATCCAGTCCGGCGGCCTGAAGGGTATCGACGCGGCAGCGCAGTCTGCGCTCCGTTCCAGTGCCTCGCTGCTGGACATGCTCGGCAACATCGACGAGGCCGAATCGATCATGGGCGAGAGCGCCCAGAAGTTCGCCGACGCCTTCGACGGAATGTTCGGTATCGACGACGACACCAGCTCGTCGGTGGAGCAGACCTTCGGGCAGTGGAGCACCTACGCCGACCAGGCCGCGCGGAACATGCAGGATGCCTTCGCGGACTTCCTGTTCGATCCGTTCTCCGAAGGCTTGGGTGGGATGGTTCAGAGCTTCGCGAAGACGCTGCAGAAGATGGCTGCCCAGGCGGCGGCTTCGCAGATCTTCCAGATGATCGGCAGCTGGGCCAGCAGCTACAGCGGCACTGGGTCGAGCTGGATCAACGCGGTTGGCAGCGCGATTGGCGGCATGGCCGGTGGCCGCGCCGGCGGCGGACCTGTTGCCGCCGGCAGCATGTACCGCGTGGGTGAGGGCGGTCGACCCGAACTGTTCGACCAGGGCGGGAAGACCTATCTGATCCCCGGTGACGCCGGTTCGGTTCGTCCGATCACCGCAGGCATGCCCGCATCTGCCATTGGCGGCGGTGGCGGGATCACCAACAACTTCAACACCACGATGAACATCTCGTCCGATGGCACCAGCACTACCCAACAGGGCGATGGCAGCGAGGACGCTCGCCGGCTCAATCAGTTCTTCACTTCCAAGATGAACGAGTGGGCCACCCAACAGTCGCGGCCCGGCGGCCTCTTCCACCAGATGAGGGTGAGCAATGGCTGAGGTCTTCACCTGGTGCGTGCGCACCGAGATCACCGGCACCGGTGATTTCCTGACGCGCGAGGCGAGATTCGGTGACGGCTACCGCCAGACCGCTGCCGATGGCCTGAACAACGAAACGCAGTCCTGGCCGATTTCCATTGTCGGACGCGAGTCGAAGGTCGGGCCGGCGCTGTCCTTCCTGCGCGCCCGCAAGGGGGCAGTATCGTTCCTGTGGACCCCACCACTCGGCGTGCAGGGACTGTACCTGTGCAAGACCTACACCGTGATTCCCCACGGCAATGGCGTGTTCACGCTCAATGCCACGTTCGAACAGACATTCCAGCCGTAAGGAATAGCCATGGCACAGCAAGTAATCGACACAACCACGGACCATGGAACCTACAAGGGTGACCCGGCGAAGGTTGCCTTTGAGAAGGTAAACGCCAATGACGCCGAGCTGTATCAGCTCGTAACTGGGTTGGCTGCGGTTGGAGGCGACAACATGCTGATCAACTGTGGTGTTCCAATCAACCAGCGCGGTTTCGCTGGGGGCGTGCTTGCGGCTGGTTTGTATGGGTACGATCGTTGGAAGGCGGGCTCAGGTGGATGCAACGTCACCATTAACGCCTCCACGGGTTTGTTCACCCACACCAGCGGCCCGCTTCAGCAGATCGTTGAGGCACCGCAGCTCGCTTGGGGGCAGCCATTGACGATCAGCGTCGAGAACCCAAGCGGGACGGTGAACGTTAGCGTGGGAGGTTCAACCGGGACTATCACCAGCGGCAGCGGCCGGCGGGGAGTGACGTTAACCCCAACCGGCAGCGGCAACATGACTGTGCAGCTTACGGCTGCGGGTGTGACCTATTCTCGGCCTAAGTTGGAGCGCGGAAGCGTACCGACAACGTTCGCTCCACGATTGCAAGCGTTGGAGGTTGCCCTGTGCCAACGCTACTTCCAGTACGTCGGCGTTGGTGCTTCGTTCGCCGCAGGCGGTGCATCCTACGTACAGCGCTTCCCGTGGAGCTTCCCGCAGATGCGTGGTGTTCCATCCATAACGCTGGAGCAGATCAGCGCAACAAACCTTGCGACCTTCAGCACCGACAACGTGGGTAGTTCGACGCTTCGAATCGTCGTTCAATCGGCCGCAAGCGGAGACGTTGCGGCTCAGTACAACATCAAACTCGATGCGGAGCTGTGACCATGTACCGGCTGACTAATGAGCCAGACTTCGTTGAAATCGTAGCCACGGGCGAGAGGGTTCCCAGTGGGCACCGCCTGTGGGATGAGTACCAGCAGTGGGTCGCTGAAGGGAACGTGCCACTTCCAGTATCACCACCGTACCAGCTGCATTCACCGCAACACTACCAGGCAATTCGTTCTGCCGCTTGGGACTGGATGACTAGCTGGGTGAAAGAGCGGCGCTACGACACCATCGAAACCTGCTGCAGCTACTTTAATAGCAGCGTGCCGCGCTACCGTGACGAAGCCCGGGCGATGGTGGCCTGGCGTGACGCTGTGAACCAGGAGCTGGAGGCGTTGGTGCTGACCGCGCCTGCTGGCATCGAAACCTGGGATCAGGTGCGGGCCATGCTGCCGCAGCCTGAAGCATTCAATTGGCCCGGGGAGGTCTCTCTGCCATTGGGCACCGGTGAATCGGCGGTGCTGGAATGATTACGGCTGATGCCCAGCAGCTTGAGCCAGGCGGTCGCATTACCCTGTTCGAGCTGGACGCAAGCAGCTTCGGCGCCGACCAGCTGTTCTTCCACGCGCACCTGCAGTCGGGCGTGATCTGGTGGCAGGGCCAGGAGTACGGACCTTGGCCGATCGAGGCGACGGGCTTCTCCCGCACCAGCGACCAGCCGCCGAATCCTCGCCTGAAAGTCAGCAACATCGATGGCCGGATCACTGCTCTGTGCCTGCTGTTCGACGACCTGGTGGGCGCGCGCGTCATTCGCCGGCAGACGCTGGCCAAATACCTCGACGCGACGAACTTCCCCGAAGGAAACCCCACGGCTGACCCAGGCGAGCACTTCCAGGATGAGATCTGGTTCATCGAGCGCAAGGTCTCCGAAACGAAGGAAACGGTAGAGTTCGAACTGACCACAGCGATCGACCTCAACGGCGAGCAGCTGCCCGGCCGGCAGGTCATCGCCGGAGTCTGTGGCTGGCTGATCCGGGGCGGCTACCGCGGCCCCTACTGCGGCTATAACGGGCCAGCCGTGGCCGACGCCAACGACGTACCGACCAACGACCCCGCGCGTGACCAGTGCGGGGGAAGGGTGAACAGCTGCAAGCTGCGCTTCGGCGCCGACAAGCCGTTGCCCTACGGCGGCTTCCCAGCCGCTGGCCTGCTGCGGACCTAGTACGCTTCGCCCAGCACCAGCAGTTCCAGGTTGCTCTCTATTCGGATGGTGCAGCCAGAGGGATGAATGACCATTCCGCCGCCAACATGGGCGATGCGGCCTTGGCGAATGGAGCGGGCCAGCTTTTCAAGTTCATCGGCAAAGTGGCTTGCAGCAACGCCACCCAGCTGGAACTGAAAGTTGGGGATTGGGCCCTCGCCGGCATTCTGATTTGACATAGCAGTACCCCTTGGGTTCGTGTCCCAATTATCTACTACAGCCCGCCATGTGCGGGCTTTTTCATGGGCGAGACCATGCAACAGACGACTCTGCAGGCCATCCAGGCGCACGCCATTGCCGAGTACCCACGCGAGTGCTGCGGCCTGATCGTGGCCGGCCGCGACGGGGAGACGTACATCCCGTGCCGCAACCTGGCCACCACGCCCAGCGAACACTTCCGGCTGCCAGCGGAGGACTTCGCCGACGCTGAGGACGTGGGTGAGGTGCTGGCCGTCGTGCACAGCCATCCGAACGCCCCCGCTACAGCTTCGGACGCAGACCGCGTCATGTGCGAGGCCAGCGGCCTGACGTGGCACATCGTAAGCGTTGGCCAGGTCACCGGTGCAGATCCCGAGTGTGGCGACCTGCAGACCATCGAGCCGTGCGGCTATGAGGCGCCGCTGGTGGGCCGGCAGTTCGCCCACGGCCAGCTGGACTGCTACAGCCTGGTGCGCGACTTCTACTCGCGCGAGCTTGGCATCCAGCTCAGCCAGTACGAGCGGGACGATGACTGGTGGGACAAGGGCCAGGACCTCTACAGCCTGGACCGGCTGCGCGCCGAGGGCTTTGACCTGATCGAGGGTGAGCCGCAGCGCGGTGACATGGTGCTGATGCAGATCCGTTCGCCCGTCCCGAACCACGCCGGTGTCTACCTCGGCGACGGCCAGCTGCTCCACCACATGCACGGCCGCCTGTCGGAGGTCATCACCTACGGTGGCATGTGGTCCGAGCGTACCCGCTACATCGTTCGCCACAAGGAGGCTGCCCGTGTCTGAGCGCCTGCGCACCATCCGCCTGTACGGACAGTTAGGCAGCCGCTTCGGCCGCTCCTTCCGTCTGGCTGTGAACAGCCCTGCCGAGGCTGTGCGCGCGCTGTGCGCGATCCTCCCGGGCTTCCAGAAGTACCTGGCCCGCGCGAAGGAGAACGGCATGGCCTTCGCCGTCTTCGTGGGCAAGCAGAACCTGACGAAAGAGCAGCTGCAGGACCCGCCCGGAAAGGAAGACATCCGCATCGCACCTGTACTGCTCGGCAGCAAGCGCGGGGGCATCCTGAACATCATCATGGGTGTCGTGCTGATTGTGATTGGTGCCTACACCGGCCAAGCAAATTTGGTCTATTCAGGCGCGGTGATGGCTCTTGGCGGCGTCGTCCAGATGCTCGGGCCCCAGCCGAAGGGGCTGGGGTCACAGGACAGTGTCGAGAACCGGCCGAGTTACAGCATGAACGGAACCGTCAATACCCAAGCGCAGGGCAATCCTGTGCCGGTCGCCTACGGCGGCCACGACCAGAAGGGCATGCTGGTGGGCTCTGCAGTGATCAGCGGCGGAATCATGGCGGAGGACCAGCTTTGAACCTGCCAGTCGCAACTCCAATCGCACGCGGGCTGCAGCTGGCAGGCGCCGGCGGCAAGAGCGGCAGCAACGGCCGCACGCCGGTGGAGACGCCGGACAGCCTGCACTCGATGGCCGTGGCCAGGATCATCGACCTCGTCAGCGAGGGCGAGATCCGGGGCTTGGTGGCCGGCAACCAGTCGATCTACCTGAACCAGGTTCCCATCCAGAACCCGGACGGCGGGCTGAACTTCGCTGGTGTCACCGTCGACACCCGATCAGGTACGCAGGACCAGGAATACATCCCCGGGTTCCCCTCGGTCGAGAACGAGATCTCTGTGAACGTGGAGTTGCGCAGCGACCAGCCGGTCGTTCGCACCGTAAGCGGCTCTGATCTCTCGGCCGTGCGCATCCGGCTGGCCGTCCCCGCGCTGCAGAAGGTAGACGAGGAAAACGGCGACCGGAACGGCTACTCGATCAGCTACGCGGTGGACGTGTCGGTCGACGGTGGCGCCTACACCACCGTGCTCAACGATGCGATCACCGGCAAGACCACGACGCAGTACGAGCGCAGCCGCCGAATTGACCTGCCGGCTGGCTCGCAGTGGCAGGTTCGCATTCGCAGGCTGACCCCGAACCAGAACAACTCGCTGATCTCGGACACGGTGAACGTGCTTTCGATGACCGAGATCATCGATGTGAAGCTACGCTACCCGAACAGTGCGCTGTGCGCGGTCCAGGTCGACGCGAGTCAGTTCCAGAACATCCCGTCGCGATCCTACCGGGTGTGGGGGCGGATCATCCGCGTGCCCAGCAACTACGATCCCATTGGTCGAACCTACAGCGGCGTGTGGGATGGCACCTTCAAGTCGGCTTGGACGAACAACCCGGCCTGGGTGTTCTTCGACATCGTCACCAACGATCGATTCGGCTTGGGTAACCGCATTCCTCTGGACTGGGTGGACAAGTGGCGGCTGTACCAGATCGCCCAGTACTGCGATCAGCTTGTGAGCGATGGCATGGGCGGCCAGGAGCCGCGGTTCACCTGCAGCCTGTACCTGCAAACCAGGGCGGACGCCTACAAGGTGCTGCAGGACATGGCCGGCATGTTCCGGGGCATCAGCTTCTATGCCGCTGGCCAGATCATGGCGTCGGCCGACATGCCGAAGGACCCGGGCCCGACCTACAGCCAGGCCAACGTCATCGATGGTCGCTTCCACTATGAAGGCAGTGGCCGGAGAACGCGGCACACCGTCGCGCTGGTGTCGTACACCGATCCGGACGACTTCGGCCGGCAGAAGGTCGAGCCGGTTCAGCTGAAGGAGGGCATCGCTCGCTACGGCGTCAACCAGACCGAGGTCACGGCGATCGGCTGCCATTCGCGTGCTCAGGCGCAGCGGGTAGGCAACCACATCCTGTACACGGAGAACCTGGAGACCGAGACCGTCAGCTTCGCGGTGGGCTTGGATGCCCTCAACTGCATGCCTGGCGACGTGATCCAGGTGGCTGACCCGAACCGGGCGGGGCGCCGCAATGCCGGCCGTATTCGCGCAGCAGGCGCCAGCAGTCTCACCTTGGATCTGGTTCCCGAGACCATGGCCGTGGGCGACACCTTGCGCGCCACTCTGCCGAATGGACGCACGGAAGGGCGGACCATCAACGGGATCGACGCCGGCACCGGAGTGATCACGGTCTCGGCGCCATGGTCGGCGGTCCCGGTGCCGCAGTCTGTGTGGGCCACCGAATCCAGCGACCTTGTGCTGCAGCTGTTCCGGGTGATCGCCGTCACTGAGGGCGAGGAACTTACCTACAACATCACCGCGCTGAAGCACGTCCCGGGCAAGTATGCGGCGATCGACGATGGCACCCGCCTCGAACTGCCGCCGATCAGCGTCATCCCGCCCAGCGTGCAGCCGCCGCCGACCAATGTGGCCCTGTCTTCGCACGTGGTAATCGAGCAGGGCATCGCCACTCCGACGCTGACCATCCAATGGGAGCCAGCCGATAAGGCCATCGCTTACGACGTCGAGTGGCGCCGCGACGACCTCAACTGGGTGCGCCAGGGGCGGGTGGCCACCACCAGCATCGAGGTGCCCGGGATCTACGCTGGCCAGTACCTCGCGCGAGTGAGGGCGGTGAATGCGCTCAATGCCGTGTCGCTTCCGGCGATGAGCCCACTCACGACCATCGCAGGGAAGACCGAGCCGCCGCCGGCGGTGACCTCGCTGACTGCGACGTCTATCGTGTTCGGGATCCGACTCGCGTGGGCTTTCCCGCCCGGGGCGACGGACACCCAGCGCACTGAGATCTGGCGCAGCACTGGCCCAGATCGCGAGACGGCCACGAAGCTCGGCGACTATGCCTACCCGCAGAACCGTCTCGAACTGGACGGCTTGGCCGCCGGCGCGCGGTTCTACTTCTGGGCAAGGCTGGTTGACCGCAGTGGCAACATCGGCCCGTGGTATCCGGCGGGCGCTGGAGTTATGGGAGAGGCCAGCACAAACCAGTCGGACTACGACGCCTACTTCTCGGGACGGATAACGGAGAGCGCGCTTGGTCAGGATTTGCTGACCAAGATCGAGAGCATCGACCAGATCGTGCCACTGATCTGGGAGGCCGGCGCCACCTATCAGCCTGGCGATACCGTCGTGTACAACGGCAAGATCTGGCTGTGGAACGACAGCACGGCAGGCAATGAGGAGCCACCGGGCACGAAATGGAAGGACGTTGGCGACGCGGTCGCTCAGGCGGGTGCTGTCGTTGGGCGGGTCGACACCCTCGAGCTGCAGGTCAACGATCCTGAGACCGGCCTGCAGGCGGTCGGGCAGAAGACGGATGGCCTTTTCGCGCAGCTGGACGTCCAGGCTGCCGGCGACAGTGACTGGGGCGCTGGCGATGAAACTGTGTTCGCCGGCACCATCACCATCCAGACGGTCATCGCCCAAGGCGACTATGCGCTGTCGCAGCGCCAGGACACGGTGGAGGCAAAGGTTGGCGACACGCAGGCAATGGTGCAGCAAACCTCCCAGACCGTGGTCGACCTGGATGGCAGGATCAGTGCCACGTACACCCTCCGTGCACAGGTCACGGCTGACGGCAGGATCTACGCTGCCGGGATGGGGCTGGGTGTCGAACAGCAGCCGGACGGTAGCTACCAGAGCCAGGTCCTCTTCGACGTGGGTCGCTTCGCGGTGATCAATCTCGTCAACAACACCGTGACATCGCCATTCGTGATTCAAGGTGGGCAGACGTTCATCAGCCAGGCCCTGATCGGCACCGGCTGGATCCAGAACGCGATGATCGGGGACGTCATTCAGTCCAACGCAACCGGAGTCGGCGGTCAGCCCAGGTGGAAGCTGGACAAGAACGGAACGCTCACGATGACCGGTGCGAACAGCGGTGGCTACCTGACGATTAATGATCGCGTGATTCAGGTCTACGACGGCAATGGAACCTTGCGCGTGCGCCTTGGAATCTGGTCATGACTCAGGGACTTCAGGTGTGGGACCAGAATGGAGCCCTAGTGCTTGATGTTACGGATCGCCTTACCCGTCATGTCGTTTCAGGCTCGTACGTGGCTCCGGCTGGGTCATGGCCAATCATCGCCTTCATCAGTGTCCCAGGCATGGTCAACGACGGAACTTGGCTGGCCGTGGCATCCTCGGGTCCAGGCGCTGGGAACCCCGTGACTATCGTCAATGGCGGTTTCAACGTTCTGTGCAACGACGCTTTCGGCGGAATCCGCAACACAAACTATTACTCGGTGTTTCGCATATGAATGCAGGACTGCAGGTGTTCAATGACGATCAGATTCTGCAGATCGATAGTGACTATCGAAACCCACGGTTTGCTTTTGGCGGCTACTGCAACACCAAGGCTGTGGCAAGCAATAGCTACTTCGTCGATATAGCGATGGACGCCACGACGAGCGTCGCAACTGAATGCCCTATGGTGATCATCAGGCCGGAGTCTGCTGATCAGTATGTCGGAGGATGCTTTGTCAACTCACCCTATCCGCCGTTTGGAAGCAACCCAGGCCGACCAAACGGTGGAGTCCAATTGTGGGGGCAGTGCCCATTCGATTGGGCTGTGCTTTCAACTCGTGTTGCGATCGGTTCGGGCGGGTCGCCCTACGGGCTAGACATCTTTGACGCGGGCGGCAACTTGGTTTTTGCGTCTGCTTACCGACAGCTGAGGATTACGCAAACGTTCGATGACCTAGACAGCCAGGGATGGCCTAGGACGTTCTCGCTCACGAAGGGGCAGACCAACCCATGGATATGGGCAAACCCAATGATTGGAGCAACGCTAGGCGAGACTGACGAGCAGGTTCCAGGGATAGTTGGCAGATTGAACGCTGCCCGCAACCAGCTCACGATCGCGGCCGTGGACGTACTGACGATGCAACCACTTCTTGCCGGGTCAAATCCATTTCCTGGCGTGCGTCGTCTGTTCGGAACAGCCACCTACTAGTTTGCGTGAGCAGGCGCTGTTCTGCGATTCTCAAGCACTGAACCCGGAATGGAAACCTCTTCAGGCAATTTCATGGTCAATTGGATCACCATGTGGTTGCCACTCTTCCATCGAAACCGCCGTGCGCGAACTTGAAAGGGCAGTTGTTCACCGCCCACATCGAGATCGACGAGATCGCCTGCACTGGGCGTGAGCCCATCCACTGGCAACAGGCCAGGCAGCGACACTGAGATGCCCTGCAAGCGATCAATAGTGTCTTGTGTGAAAAGTAGATCGAAGGTTACGTTGAGTACTTCGCTCATGGCTCCATTCCGTGGTTGCGTGGCTCGCGAAGTCTAAGCCATGCGGGCCAGCTGCCGCTAAGCCACCTGCACCAGCAAGTCCTCCCGGTTGTTTCTCGGCGTGTTCACCGCGCGACTGACGCGGTAGGCCTCCATCGCCGGCGGCTCGCTTGCCAGCAGCATTGCCATGGCGTCGTCGGGGCTGGCGGCCATCCACTCATCGATCTGGCCGACCTGCAACCACACGGGCATGCGGTCGTGGATGTCGGCCGATACGCCGCTGCTGTCGCCGGTGATGATGGTGAAGGTGCCTAGGTTGCCGTCGGGCAGCAGCGGGCTGGTGTCCTCCCACAGGCCAGCGGCCAGCAGTGGCCCGGTGGCGTGGATGAACCACGGGTCTTTCTTCCCGTCTTCTTCGCTGACCGACCACTCGTAGTAGCCGGCCATCGGGATCACGCAGCGGCGCTTCTTGAACGCCGACCGGAAGGCGGGCTTCGTGGCCACCGTCTCGATCCGGGCGTTGATGGTTGAGCCCTGCAGGCCCTTGGCCTTGGCCCAGAAGGGCAGCAGGCCCCATGCCAGCCGGGTTACCTGCCGGCCTTCACCCCGGTCCAGGATCACCGATGCGCGCTGCGTCGGCGCCAGGTTGTAGCTGGGCTGGATCTCGGCCAGGCCGGGGGCAAGGTCAGCCAGCCCCGGCTGGCCGAAGTCGACAACGGGGAGCTGGACGAATCGGCCGCACATGGCCGCAGGGTAGTCCGGCCGGCCGTGGCCGGGGTGTGATCCCGAACGGTTCAGCCAGTGAACGATCCCTTGTCGCAGCCTTTGCGACGGCCGGCCGTATCCTTCCGGCCATGCATTCCTCCCACGGCTTCCGCACCGCTCCGATCCCCTCTGGCTGGGTCCAGACCGGGGAGCGCTGGGCGCTCTGGTACAACGGCCGGGAAACGGCGAACGTCACGCTCGATGGCGGTCCTGGCGTCCGGCTGTGGATGGAGGGCCAGAAGATGTGGCACACCAAGGAAGCGCGCGCCGCCAATGTCCGACAGGCGAAGCGCTACGCCGAGCGCTGGTGCGCAGCACGGCTGTATCCCGAGCTACCTCTGCGTGAGGCCGTCGCCCGGCTGACCGACGGCACGCCGATCCAGTTCCCTCCGCCACTGCCTGGTCTGCCGCCGACGCGCGAACAGCAGCAACAGGCCCGTCGCCTGGCCGAGGCCGGAGCGAAGGAGATCGAGCGAATCAAGGCGGCACTCGAACCGCGTAAGCCGCCGCCAGAGATCAAGCCCCGAGCGAGGGACGTCCGCAGCAAGGCGCGGTTGAGGGCAGGGCTGGAGCAGTTGCGGCGCGGGGTGTAGCGAGAGAGAAGAGAGAAAAAAGGCGGAGCCGGAAGATTCACGACTCCATTACGCCATTTTCTTGGAAACCCTTATGCCACAAGGGTCTTTGGTGCCGGTGAAAGGACTCGAACCTTCATGGGGTCACCCCCGGCTGATTTTGAGTCAGCTGCGTATACCATTCCGCCACACCGGCAGGCAGCGTGTGAGTGTAACCGAGGAGGGCAGGGCTTTCATAGGGGCAAGGCAGATCGAGGCGTTTCCTGTCGGCATCGGCTCTGCGATGGCTATACTGCGCCGGCTTGAATGCCTCCAGGAGCCATAGCCGATGACAGTGTTGCAGGACCTGAGGGTGCTGGTGGTCGAGAACGACGAGATGAGCGCGGCCTTGCTGCAGATGCAGCTGGTGCATGCCGGCGCGACCGTGGTCGGGTTGGCGGCGAGCGTGGCTGAAGCATTGTGCGTGCTGGAAGACTCGGTCCCCGATGTGGCCCTGCTGGACTATCGCCTGGCCCGCAACGAGACCAGCGAGCCGGTGGCGGCAGCATTGTCGGCGCGAGGCGTACCGTTCGTGCTTGCCACCGGAATGCTGGCTGAGCAGCTGCCCGAGTCTATGCTGTCCGGAGTACTGCTGGTCAAGCCGTATCTGTCGGCGGACCTGACCCGGGCGCTGAGCCGTGCGGTGGGCCGTTCCAGCGCAACGGCGTGA